GTGACTGCTACGGGCTCGTTCGGTGGGGGTAGCAGGGTGATTGAGTGGGGCTGGGCTCCGATAGGTGGGTCCAGTGGTTTTGATGCGCCCCTGACGCCAAACAGCTTGGTCGGGCAGGGATATGTTGGTACAGTCACGGTCAGCACGACCTAAGGAGTGAAAGATGAAAGATGTCCACAAGCACGAACGTGCGATGCACCCGGGCAAGCCGATGACCAAGCTCGCCAAGGGCGGGAAAGCCTTCAAGAAGGGTGGTCCCACCTCTGAGGACCGTATGCGCTTGGGCAAGAATCTGTCCCGCGCTGCCAACCAGAAGACGGGGTGAAACATGGGCAAGATCACAAAACTTCCTCCGGCCAAGCAGGCATACCCGCAAGGCCCTGTCAATCCGCGTGACCTGTGCATGGTGGTGGGCAGCATCTCCAAAGAGTCTGCTCCGGGGCCGAAGACCTCCGGGATCAAGATCCGTGGGACCGGCGCTGCCACCAAAGGCACAATGGCTAGAGGGCCAATGGCGTGAACTACACCGAGTTGCAGACTGCTGTAGAGGATTACACCGAGAACACTTTTTCGGCGGCTGACTTCGCCACAATGACGGAGCTAGCCGAGCAGCGCATCTATAACTCGGTTCAACTTCCCAATTTGCGGAAGAACACTACGCTCACACTCACCATTGGCAACCCGCTACTTGTAGTACCGGCAGACTTCTTGTCTGCGTTTTCCTTTGGTGTGAGCGTTGCGGGTGTGTTCAGTTACTTGCTGAACAAGGATGTAAATTTCATCCGGGAGTCGTTTCCCAGTGTGGCTGTCACTGGGACGCCGCAGTACTACGCGCTGTACGGCACGCAGACGGGTACGCCAAAGATTCAATCGTTCTTGCTTGGCCCCACGCCCAGCGCTGCTTTGAGTGCAGAGTTGGCGTATTTCTACTACCCGGAGAGCATCGTCACTGCATCGACCACATGGCTGGGTGACAATTTTGACAGCGTGCTGTTTAACGCGGTCATGGTTGAAGCGGCGCGGTTCATGAAGCAAGAGCCTGACATTATTGCCGAGACGGACAAGCAGTACGTTCAATCATTGACTCTGCTGAAGAACCTGGGCGAAGGCAAGAACCGTCAAGACGCATACCGTACTGGGCAGGTCAGAACGAAGGTGGTCTAAATGGCTCTGGTACAAACGCTATGCTCTTCGTTCAAACAGGAGTCATGGCTGGCTATCCATGATCTGGATACCGACACGTTGAAGATGGCGCTCTATACGAGCGCTGCTTCTCTTGGTGCAGACACCACGGCCTACACCCTCACAGGTGAAACGTCTGGCACAGGCTACACCGCTGGGGGCGAGATCCTCACCAATGTCCAAGTGCTTCTTTCTGGCACCACGGCGTATGTGACGTTTGACAATCCGGCGTGGCCGGGTTCTAGTTTTGTCACCCGTGGGGCGTTGATCTACAACTCCACCAAGGCAGACCGTGCGATTGCGGTGCTGGACTTTGGGGCTGACAAAACTGCTGGGCCAAATTTCACGGTGCAGCTTCCTGCTGCTTCTGCCACCACGGCGCTGATCCGATTCGCTTGAGGTAAGACATGCCATCAACATTTACCAACAGTCTTCGGCTTGTCCTTCCGGCGACCGGGGAACTGTCCAATACCTGGGGCACGGTGTTCAACGCCGGGGCAACCTCGCTGATTGACACATCAATTGCTGGGACTGCCAGCATCACGATGACGGCAGCGGACTACACGCTGTCAAATTCCAACGGGGTAGCAGACGAAGCGCGGGCTATGTTCCTTGTTCTGGGGGGAACTCCAGGCGGTTCGTACAACGTCATCGTCCCTGCGGTCAGTAAGCTGTACTTCGTGACCAACAACACCGGGTTTGCGCAGACGGTAAAGACTTCTGCCGGGTCGGGGGTTTCTGTTGCAAATAACGCAAAACTTGCTTTGCGATGCGATGGTACAAACGTGGTAGAGGCTTTGAGTTATGGAGTAGGTGATGCGCTTTTATCAGCCAACAACGCCTTTACGGGCGCCAATACTTTCTACAACGCCACGGGGCAGACGTTTGGTACTGCTACCGCAGCGCAGGACGGGATCATTCTAGCGGGCCGAGCCGGTGGAACTTCAACTTTCCGGGTGACGTTTCAACCCACAACACTGACGGCTAGTAGGACTTTGACGCTGCCTGACGCATCAGGAACGCTTGTTAATACTGCGACAAACAGTGGCAGCAACATCTTCATGTCTAACAATTTTGGAGGCTTTTAATCATGCCGGTTACCGCAACCCCAGTCTTTACGCAAACCCCCAACGTCGGGGCGCTGAATGCCATTCTCAGCACCGCGATGACGAACACAACGGCGTTTGACGGTACTCAAGCAACAGGCACTGCGATGGTCCTTGCCTTTACAGCAGGAGCAGATGGTTCCCGGATTGATTCTGTTGTGTGCAGGCTGACATCTACCAACGGTGCAACGGCCTCAGGAACATCCAGTGCGACGGTGGTGAGATTTTGGCTAAACAACGGGTCTGCCAACACCACCGCAGGCAACAACATTTTCATCGGTGAAGTAACGGTCCCGGCCACCGCAGTGACGGCGCTGGGCACAAGTGCTTTGACCACCTACCCTTTGACGCTGCCTGTAAATGGCCTGAACATCCCGGCTACTTACCGGGTGTATGCGGGAACGACCGTGGCTGCTGGCGGCACAAACATCGCAATCGCTGTGAATGTGCTGGGGGGTAACTACTAATGCCACTGCTCCAACGAACCGCGTTTAACTACGTCCCCAACGCCCCGACGTTAGATTTAACAACGGGGTTCACGGAGACGGCGACGACGGCAGCGGTAGCCGCAACGGGCACGATTGACTTTGATGTCAACACGCAGTCTGTTCTGTTCTTTACCAGCAACGCTTCTGCAAACTGGACCATCAATATCCGGGGCGACAGTTTTATGCGGCTGGACACAGAAATGGCGGTAGGGCAGTCCATCACGATTGCGCATCTGGTTACCCAGGGATCAACGGCGTACTACAACAGCGCAGTACAGGTGGACGGCACAACCACGGGTGTAACGACAAGATGGCAGGGTGGCACAGCCCCAACGGCGGGTAATGCCTCGGGTGTAGATGTGTACTCCTACACCATCATCAAAACAGGTAATGCCACATTTAGTGTGTTTGCTGCTCAAGTGCAATTCAAGTAAGGCGCGGCCATGCCAGTTTTGGGAACACGGGGAGCGGCTTCGGCGCGTGGGTTTGGAATGTTTGGCGGGCTTCCATTTTCAGTTGACTACCTAATAGTTGCTGGTGGCGCTGGTGGTGCCTATGGCGGCGGCGGCGCGGGTGGTGTTATCTCTGGGTCTGGGTTCAGCGCGGTAGCTGGCACTACATACACCATTACCGTTGGTGGTGGAGGCACTGCTGGTCAAAACAGTGGCTCTAGCGTTGGTGGATCGGGTTCAGATTCCAGTGCCTTTAGTAACACCGCTGGTGGAGGTGGTGGCGGCGCCGTAAGAGATGTAGCGCCTGGAAATGGCAGGGCTACAAATGGTAACGGCGGAGGTGGCGGATATAGCCAAAATGGAGGCACGGGCAATGGTTCTGGAACCTCTGGTGGAAATGGAACAAATGACGGAACACTGTTTGTCGGTGGAGGTGGCGGCGGTGCTGGAGCAAACGGTGCGTCAGGAACATTAAGCCCACACAAAGGCGGTGATGGTGGGATAGGCGTTCAATCTTCAATTACAGGGTCCGCAATTTATTACAGTGGTGGCGGTGGTGCTGGAGCAAACGCGGGCACACCCGGTTCTGGTGGTTCTGGCGGCGGAAGTTCTGGCGTAGTAACCGGAACACCATCTGCAGGAACTGCTAACACGGGCGGTGGGGGTGGCGGAACAGGAAATTTCAACGCTGGCGCAGGCGGCTCTGGCGTAGTCATTATCTCCGCACCCCGCGCTGCAGCATCCACTACAGGCTCCCCCACGGTAACCACATCCGGTGGTCGTACTATCTACCAGTTCAACGCCTCTGGCACGATAACTTTCTGAGGTATCTATGGCTCATTTTGCTCAACTAGACGACAACAACGTAGTGCTTCAGGTCATCGTCATCCACAACAACGAACTGCTGGATAACGGCGTGGAATCTGAAGCCAAGGGTGTTGCGTTTTGTCAGTCGCTGTTTCCCGGTACAACTTGGCTGCAGACTTCGTACAACGGCAACATTCGCAAGAACTACGCGGGGATTGGCTTTACCTATGACGCCCAGCGTGATGCCTTCATTCCTCCGAAGCCGTTCCCATCATGGGTGCTAAACGAGACCACTTGCCAGTGGGAATCGCCTGTGCCGTACCCGCAAGACGGTAAACGGTACATCTGGGATGAAGCAACGCAGACTTGGGTAGAGGTACAAAATGCTTGACATCCTCGGCGGGGGCCTACTTGGCTCCATCTTCGGTGGCTTGTTCCGGCTTGCCCCGGAAGTGCTCAAGTTTATGGACCGCAAGAACGAACGCTTGCACGAACTCAAAATGTTTGAGCAGCAGTGCCAACTGGAGACGCTGCGCGGTGCACAAAAACTTCAGGAGATCGGCGCTCGGCACGACATGGCCGTCGATGTTGGTGTCTTGGATGCGTTCAAGTCCGCGCTGGATCAGCAGACCGAGATGGTCAAAGTTGCAAGCGGTTGGGTTGCTTCACTCAGCGCTTCAGTCCGTCCGGTCGTCACCTACTGGATCTTGTTCATCTGGTCGTTCGTTCACATTTGGTTTGCATGGAATGCTTGGCTGCAAGGCATGCCGCCAGTGGAAGTGTTCAAGACCGCCATGTCGCCTGACTTCTCAGCATTGGTTGCGGGAACGATTAACTTCTGGTTCCTTGATAGGGCCTTGAAGGCACGGGGGCTTGCGTGAACCTCGATGTAGCGGTTGCTCTGTGCAAGCAGTTTGAGGGACTGCACCGTCTTGGCAAGGACGGGCTGATCTACCCCTACATCTGCCCCGCAGGCTACCCTACCATTGGCTGGGGCACCGTTTACAAGCCTGACGGCTCCAAGGTGACGATGGAGCACCCGCCCATTACCCGCGAGACGGCGGATGCTTGGCTCATGGACGAACTGCGCCGGGTCTGTGCTTCGGCTGTGATACGGCAGTGCCCTGAACTTTTTGCCTGGAGCGTGACCAACGGCAACTGGCGGGCCTTCTGTGCTATCGCAGACTTCACCTACAACCTGGGGTCAGGTAGACTGCAGACCTCCACCCTGCGGCGCAAACTCCGTGCGCTTGACTGGGAAGGTGCCAAGGAACAGTTGGCCCTGTGGGTGCGCGGTGGCGGGCGTGTACTGCCCGGTCTGGTCAAGCGTAGAGCCGCAGAGGCGGCACTGCTGGGGTAAACATGCCGCTCAAAAAATTACAGTTGAAGTCAGGCGTCAACCGTGAAGGAACCCGCTACTCCACCGAGGGCGGGTGGTTCTCCTGCGACAAAATTCGTTTCCGTCAAGGCACACCTGAGAAGATCGGCGGTTGGCAACGCATTTCTAGTGAGACCTATAACGGCGTCTGTCGGGCACTGTGGCAGTGGGCTACCCTTGGTGGCGTGCCTTATCTTGGCGTCGGTACTAACACCAAGTACTACATTGCCTATGGCGGTGCGTACTACGACATCACGCCTGTTGTTTCAACAGTTACGCTGACAAACCCGTTTACAACGGTAAACGGCTCAACCACGGTCACGGTCACTGATGTAGCGCACGGTGCCACAACGGGTACTTTTGTGACGTTTTCTGGGGCGACTGCGGTTGGTGGTTTGACCCTTAACGGCGAATACCAGATTACAGTCACAACCGCTGACGAGTACACAATCACCGCTGCATCCAACGCTTCATCTTCCGCTACAGGTGGCGGGACAGTCACGGCAGCATATCAAGTCAGTGCGGGAACCGAGATTGCAGTTGCGCTTTCTGGATGGGGCGCAGGGCCTTGGGGCCTTGGGGCTTGGGGTATAGGTTCTTCTGGTACGGCCAGCATCCGCATCTGGAACCACCAAAACTTTGGTCAAGATCTGATCTACGGCCCCAAGGGCGGGGCCATGTACTACTGGGACGCAACCACCGGGCTTACGTCTCGTGGGGTAGCGCTAAACTCCTTGCCCGGAGCAACAGATGTACCGACCGTGCAAACACTGTTCATGGTGTCTGATGCGTCACGGTTCACGATAGCTTTCGGCTGCAATGATTACGGGTCATCTGACATCGACCCCATGCTGATTCGCTGGTCGGATCAGGAAAGCGCGGTCAACTGGACCCCAGCGGCGACCAACCAAGCGGGCAGTTTGCGCCTGTCGCACGGCTCAAGAATTGACGCCACCTTGCAGACCAGACAGGAAATCTTGGTCTGGACAGACACATCGGTCTACGGTCTTCAGTACTTAGGCCCGCCTGTTGTCTGGGGCTCACAGCTTCTGGCTGATAACGTCTCCATTGTCAGTGACCGTGCTGTAGCGTTGGCTGCTGGTGTGGCGTACTGGATGGGAGAAGACAAGTTTTACACCTACGACGGTCGTGTAAACACACTTAGCTGTGATCTGCGTCAGTACATTTTTAGTGATATCAACTTGGATCAGTACAGCCAAGTTTGCGCCGGGACCAACGAACAATTTAACGAGGTCTGGTGGTTCTACTGCTCTGCCAGCAGTACGCAAATTGACAGATACGCGGTGTACAACTACCTTGAGAAGGTCTGGTACTACGGCAACCTTG